GGTTCAAGCCCCAGACGGGTACGCAGATCAGTACTGTTAACTTTTTGCTTAACGACGGTGTACATATCCGACTCCTTAAATCAATCAATACATATATTGTATATCCAAACCCATTTATTGTCAAATTTTGGTGCCCTGGACAGGAGTCGAACCTGCAAAAACCTGATATCTCAAACCAGTATGTTTACCAATTTCATCACCGGGGCATGTATTTCGTTTGGCGGAAGATCACGGAATCGAACCGTATCCATGTTACTAGACCATCTGTTTTCGAGGCAGTGATAATCCCAGATTATTTGATCTTCCGTGGCAGAAGGTGTGGGATTTGAACCCACGTGTCCATTATACGTGAACCATCACCTTTCCAGGGTGCGCCGTTAGGCCTCTCCGGCAACCTTCTATATATTAATCTGCATCTACATCAGTATTCTTCTCACGCTTCTGTGAGGTTTTCTTAGAAACATCTTGTGTAAGTTCTGCATCTATCATAGCACGTTTCCAGTAAGGAAGCAAATCTCTTTTGTACATAGTGGAACTAAGACGCATCTTTAGAGTCTTGCTCATTTTATAAGTTGATGTTGGTTTCATTTTTTTCCTTGTTATAAGAGATTAAAGTATATACCACCGAGTGATAATTGTCAAAAAAAATATTCCAAAACACACATAATTATGTGCTTTGGAATACTCAGTTTTATGCTGAGTATGAATAGGCTATACCTATCCCAGGAGTCTTACTAGTGCGTTATCGCCGACACTTTCATGTATCCTGTCCGCCCGTTTAATAGTTTATTTAATGTGCTCTATTGAGGACCACGTTTCCTATCAGCACCAAGTTAAAACCCCCGAGACTTTTTAGGTTTCGGGGGTTTTAGACTTATTTAATATTTGTTATATTTGCTTCATCTACCCCCGAATCGTTCTACCTTTAGACTGATCGTCGCCGCGTGAGTTATTAAAATATGCGGGCGCCATAATCTCTGTCCATAATGTATATGCTGGACAGGCTGAAGAGAGAACATAACTCATGTAGTTTTTCATATATGTATTTAGTAATTACCTAATAATATCATTATTTATCTTGTAATTTTATCAAAAAAATATCAAATAACGATAAATATTAATAACTGTAATGTTAAGGGATTTATAATGTCAAACGTTTTGTTTAGTACTGCAACTTTTAGTAGTGGAAATATCATCAATGCATCTGATTTTCAATGTCGTTCTGGTTTCAGTGTTGATAATACTCTCAAAAATACTTTTTTCGGCGAATCGGCTGGTGCTTGTAATACTACCGGCTGTTATAATACTTTCATAGGTTATCAGTCTGGTAGTGCTAATACCTCTGCCGGTCGTAATACTTTCATGGGTTATCAGGCTGGTGCTTGTACTACCGACGGCAGTTGTAATACTTTCATGGGTTATCAGGCTGGTGTTTGCAATATCACCGGCTGTCGTAATACTTTCATAGGTCATGATGCTGGTAGATGTAATACTACCGGCTTTTGTAATACTTTCATAGGTGTTAATGCCGGATGCGGTCATACAATAGGTTATCTTAATACATTTATAGGCGTCGATGCTGGTTGTAGTACGACCGGTGGCCGTTTTGATACTTTCTTGGGACATGCGGCTGGTGCTTGTAATACAAATGGATGCTATAATGTTTTTATTGGTGCATTAAGTGGTTTTTCCAATACCACCGGTAATAGTAATACTTTCTTGGGTCGTGATACTGGTGCTTCTAATACTATCGGCAGTTTTAATACTTTCATTGGGATAGTCGCTGGTCTTTGTAATACAACCGGCTGTCTAAATACTTTCTTAGGTTATGGTGCTGGTTATGATAATACGAGTGGCGTAAATAATGTCTTGCTAGGAGAAAGTGCTGGTGCATGCCCGAATGGTCTGGCTAGTATTACTACTCAATCTAATCGTATTATAATTGGTAATTGTGATCATACGTGTGCTCAAATAAAAATTGGCTGGACAGTTGTATCTGATTGTCGTGATAAACATATTCATTGTCGTCTAGATAAAGGACGTGGTTTCTTACAAGGTATTAATCCAATAGTATTCAGTTTCAAGAATAGAGAAACTAATGAGATTACTGATATCAAAAAACGTTATGGATTTGTTGCTCAGGAGATTCTAGAATTAGAAGGAAATGAGCCTATATTAGTTGGAGCAGATAATCCAGATTACTTGGGATTGACGACAGACTATTTGATTCCAATAATGATTAATGCAATTAACGAACTAAGCAGAGAAGTAGAATTATTGAAGAGCAAGAATTCTTAATTATTGATTTTAAAATGTATTTAAAAAATAAGTAACATTTAATTTGTCTTATTATGATAAATACTAAAAATCATCAAGAGGGTAATACATGGCAGTAGGTAACATAATTTACAGTACTTCTTCAACTACAATAGTATCAGGAGATGTAATAAATGCAAGTGATTTTGAACGAGGCACTAATTTACAGGTAGATACAGTTAGTGGCAATTTGAATATTGCTGGTGGCATCAACACAGGTGGCACCTCTACTCTTGGATCAGCAAGTGACATAAAAATAAGCGGCGGCAGTAGTGGTCAAGTATTAAGTACTGATGGCAGTAGTAATCTGAGTTGGATAAATACCGGACCAGTTCATTTAGGACTTCAACCTACTACTAGTGGTTCTATTGTTAGTTTCACCGGTATACCTTCTTGGGCAAAACGTATCACTGTTATATTCAGAGAAATAGCTACCTCTGCTGCAAGCGGCGCTCTACTAATACAGTTAGGCACTAGTAGTGGTTATGAAACATCGGACTACTACGGTGCATTCGGATATTCAAACAGCGGCGGCGGGGCTGGAGCAGGCACTTGGAGTTCTGGAATGATAGTAGGTGGTGGAGACGGTGCCAGCGGCATAACCTATAACGGATCTATTATTTTGACACGTTTGTCTTCATCGTCAAACGCATGGAATGGGCAAAGCATAGTTAGCGAAAGAATTGGTGAAACACTTCTTTGGACTGGTGCAGGCAGCAAGTCTCTTGCTGGAACACTTGATAGGATCAGTGTATCAATAACGATCGGGATGTTTACTGCAGGTTCGGTAAACGTCATGTATGAATAATTAAGTAACTTTTTACTTTTTAATCAACGTCTTTGACGTGGCGCAGATTTAATTTCAGAATCTGCACCACCACGTTTATAACTCTTCGCCGTAATTCCTGTTACACCATAAGTAACATCTTCAATATCTTCCGGACGTTTGTATGCTGGCTCCGAGGGCAATTCAGCAATTTTATCAGTGTCGTCTTCTATATCAGCAGCATTGTTTTCAAGTATCTTGAATGTAAAATTACCTTTGATACCGGTACTGTAAAAAGTTTTGCTAGCACTGAATTTTACATCAGTGACTGTATCACTAGGCCATTTTGTATTAAACTTTTGAAGAGTCCATTTTTCACCATTTTCACTAGCAGTTGTATATACTTGAATTAGTGCTCCATTATTCAGTATTTCACTTGCTGCGTTACCAAAATTAGTTTTACTATTTACATGATCCGCGACTTTGTGTGCAACTGCGGCTAATGCGTGAAAGTACAAGTTAACATTTTGCGGATCATCTGGTTTTCTTTCCAATATTAGTTTTTTCAACTTAGCACTTAAACTCATATTTTCAACTGATGCTAGGTTAACTCTGGCTTGACCTTTTAGACTTTTAATTACATCCGCATCACCACTGTCAATGATGTTATACTTAATGCCCAAGACTAGTGGTGCGCCACTTTGACCAGCAGATACCATTTCCTGTATTACATCAATAATTTCAGCATGTTTTTTTGCCAATGCTGGATTAGTGCCACGCAATTCATTTACAGCGTCTAACAAATTTTTAGCACTGGCTTGTGCGCCACCCGCACCTTTACTACTTACTTTAATCTTTTTACCATCATCGGATATCAGAATGCTATCACTTAATCCTTCAGTTTTGTCAGCGCCAAAATTAATAGTTGTGTCTTCAAATCCATCCCTATCTAAAAATTTCATCGCTGCCTGTCCAGCATTACCACTATAATTATCTGTCTGCAATGCGATAGGATGTAACAATTCACAAAAGTAATCACGAAACGCTGTAAAACTTATCCCAGGTGGAGCATCTATAGTTATAGGCAATCTGACGCCACGGGCTATATCCCTAGTGACTTTAGTAAGTGGACTATCTGCGCCAAACTTTTCTGCTACTTGTCTGACTATATCAGCAGGCTGAAGATCACTTTGTTTTGTTAAAATATCTTGAGGCGTTAAGCCTGCTTGTGTTTTAGCAGCACTTTTACTATTGTACTTAAAGCCGGGTATACCAGTTTGATTATTCCATTGATTTTGCGTAGGGTCCAATTTTATAGATCGATATGGCTTAACAAATACCAATTTTGACCCTTGTGGATTGTCAAATATTGCTATACCATATGCTCTGTCTGTTTGTTTAAAATTTCCAATTAGATTTACGTTTGCATCTGATATATTAGTTACTCGTTTCTTTAAGTCGTCAATCATTTCTTCATACGAAGAAAATTCGGTAGTAGTTTCTGGATAAAATCTCACAGAATCCACATATATCTTTTCATTTGGATTAGTGGTACTTATGAATTCTTCTCCACTGCGACGGGCGCCTAGTCCACGACTTTCTGTGACTAAATTGTCTAATATATTAACATAATTTCTAATCATAATTAGTATTTAGTCGGTATCAAAAAAGAACATCTGCCACAATCTAGCATTTTCTTTTGTGCTACCAAAATATTCGGATGCGGCGTGAATAGCACTAGCATCAAATATAACTAATCTATTATAAACATTCCCAGCAACATCTACCGGTTCCCAAGGGGTGCCATCTAAATGATTTGCGCCTGGAAAGTTCCATGCTGCATCCCATCCAGGATCATAATATGTTCTGGCACGTGTTTGTTTATGAGCGTATAGTGTAGTACCACATTGATATGGTGCACCTGGGGTAAGAAATAACATGCCTCCCCAACGCTGATTATCACAGTGATAAACTAATGGTTCACCCGCCCATGCGATTTGAAATCTACCATTCATGCCATACTTTTCTGGATTGTCTTCTGCTGTCCAGCCAGTAATTGATTTGCCTATAATTTGTTCAAATTTTTCTTTTAACCCATCAAACAGAAAACTTTTGACCGTTCTTCTGCCGATAAAGCCTCTGCCAAATCCACCCTCTACATATTCCTGCTCAAGAGCAAACTTTCTAATTTCATCTGGATTTTCGTAAATATTGTCTACTATCCAAAGAGTATTCTTTGATTTTTTGTTTATAGAATAAAATAAAGAGCCTTCTTTCAAGAAGTAAGATTTAAGTCTTTCATTGTTAAATAATTCTTTTGGTAATAGATCATGCGATATTCTCTTCAATATGAAATTAGGATTCCCAGATGGTGATATTGATCCATCTTTAAATTCTGTTTCATTGCTCCATTTTAAGAATTTATTATCAGCATATGATTCAAATGTATCTTTCATCCAAAAAAATTTGTCATTATAGTGAGTAAAATTTGATACCTTTATCTGTCTTTCACGTGCGCCGCCCATCCAAGAAAAATGCCATCCTAAATCCTGAACTATTTGATTATTTTCAGTAATATACGTAATAGAATAAGGATTAAGATTATTTGATCTTATTTGTGTTGGTGTAGCCTTTTTTAACTGCTCTACTGTTGCAAAAAACATTCCACCAGCCCAATCAACTGGGTTATTTGAATTTTTCCAATAAACTCTCAAATCCGCTTGTGCTTCACATAACATTAAAGGTATTTTTATAATTTTATCTCTATATTCTCTGCAACATTTAGTCAAGTAAGGTATATGCCTAGGATCAATGATTTCATCAGAGTCACTATGAATAATCACATCGTCATCATCAAATTTGTCTAACACTTGCAATATTGCATCTTTTTGTAGTCTTTCTCTTGCTCTGGCTCTACGATTTTCTATCTTTTCACTATCAGGTGTCCACGTATAGTTCTGATAAGCATCAAGTATATAAGTATTAAGTATATCTATCTCTTCCACAATCAAATCGTCATCATCTGGTATATCTAACGGTAAATATATAATTTTTTCTATTGGAAGATTTAATTTTCTGGATATTTCTAAAAATTTTCGTTCAGTGGGCACACCAGCATGTGTTTTATTTGATTCTGAAATTATAAAATAATCAACATGATCTTTCAAAACAGAAATTCTTAACTCTAGTAATTCTTCACCGTAAGGTGCAAAAAATGGAAAATAGTCTATAATTTTATTTTTTAGTAGTTTCATTTTAATCATATTATTTCTAATAACAGTTTTGTATGCATCGTTAAATTTATCATAATGTTCATTGTATATTAAGGAAAACAAGTCACGTGTTTCTTGATTCTTACCCCATCCCCAAGAACATATTGCTTTTTCTAACAAAAGACCACTATATACATCCGTTAATGGTTCACATACATTAGTTCGCAATGGAGGCAATTCAAAGTTTGCCATCTTTAATCCAAGATCGGCAAATATATATGAATCGGAATTTCCGTCGTTGATTTCAAAAAACTTCGCCAAACACAAATATGCTTCGGGTCTATTAGGCAATAACGTTAGTGCTTGTTTATATGTTTTTTGAACTGTATTTTTACGATTACCCTGCTTATTAAAACAGTTGCCCACCCGTAATAGACATTCATATGAATGTTCTACAATGGTGGTTCTTTCAGATGCTCTTAAGTAAAAAGATATCGCTGCCGCTGTTTGTCCTATACTTTCATAAATCAAACCTAAATTATAATTTAATTCTGGGTTTTCGGAATCAAGAGCAAATTTTTCCAGTGCATCATTCAATTCAAACATCTAACCACCTACTAAAAAAATCATCAGGAATTCTCAATACGTAAGCAACATTATCTTGATATCCAAAAGTAATCACAATATCGTTATTGTGCAGACACATGCCACAAGAAAATTCTATCTTTGCACCCATAAAATTGAACAAATCACCATACTTCACTACATTCCAATCTTTGTCCCAGACGATAAAAGAATGAAAATAATCTGCATTTTTCCTACCACTTTCACTATTGTATAAATGAGTGGAATGACTAATACAGATTCTATAATTTTTATAAGGTATTACTTGTGAACCACCTCTGAAGTCGTATGGCTTACTTACATATTCTCCCAGAAATACAGTTTCTGTTGTTTTATTTTCGGGATCATACTTGACTACTTCTGTTGGATTTGACCACTTTACATAATGATATGGCATATCAATTATAGGCATCCAATTCTTTTCACAATACGTTGCATCATTGCCTGGTGCTGGTAATCGTTGCCTAGATATTTCTTTAGGTACACCGTCAGCAATGTCTATTTCAGATAACTCCATTCTACCAGTACCATTAGTAGTGGTATCACGACGTACACCACTATAAAATAGTTTATCTTGCCATTTAGTTATACGAACGTCCTCTAAGCCTACAAATTCCCAAATAGGCTTAACATCAAGCAATGAGGTATCTACTTTTTTAGATAGCGTAATATCTAGATCATCATTTAGTTCACAATACCAATTGGTAGTTGTAAGTGTCATGTCATTTTCTGGATGAAGATATACTAAAGGTCCCCACTCATGCTCAAATTTATTTTTTTCAGAGTGATAGATAGTATATTGACAGTGACGAATGTTTGCTATTAATTTTCCGTCGTGATTGAAAATTGTAGGATTGAATAGTCCTGTGCCACCAGTATATTGAGGATCTATCAACAATGGCTTTATTTTACCACCAGCATTGATAACTTCTTTAACTAGTTGCCGCATTGAATTTTCTTTCTATGTCTTCCTCTACACAATTTTCACCGTACTGAATTTCAACTAATTTCAGCGGCGTGTGTGATTCATTACATAACATATGCCATTCATTTTTGGCTATAACAAGAAATTCATGTTCGTTTAATTTTCTAGTCAATTCGTAATCAGTGCTTCTGTTAAGAGTATAAACACTGGCATTGCCCTCAGCAACGAACCAAATTTCACTGCGTTTAGCATGTCGCTGCATACTCAGACATGAGTCTGGTTCAACTACCAATTCTTTTACTTTGGCAGTCTTTTCATATTCATGTAGTACTCTATAGTATCCCCACATTCTTGCTGTTTTTGGTTTACGCCATTCTTCAAGAATCCATCTACTTGAGTTCTGTTTATTTTCTCCACCTACACCGAAAACGAAATGTAGTCTATCACTAGTAACACTCATTTCGGGAATGTTAGTAGGAGTTCTATCTCCACCGTTAGCAAAAATTACTTCATCATCCGGAAACATTGATAGTATTTGTTTAATAAAGTTAATTGCGCTGCCATCGGCATCTGTATCTTCATCGAACGGAAAAGTCATATCAACAATTTTAAACTCGCTGATTATGGCTACTCGTTCGTTTACTGGCATGAATGGTCTACCTTTTTTTCTGGTTAACCATGCATCTGAATTTACACCAACAATTAACTTATCACCTAACTTTTTTGCGGCCTTAAAATATTCAATATGTCCGCTGTGAATAGGATCAAACCCACCCGTAACAATAACAATTTTCATAGTGAAACATCTTCCATTCCTGCAGTACGTAGTCTAGTTACATGACCTAACATGAAATTCTTGCTCTCTAGTCCTTTAATTAAACCTAACCACTTATTTCGTAGTAATGCAACTTCGTTTATAAGAGTTTCGTAATCAATGACTTCATCTTCGCCATCTACGTACTTTTCTGCATCTCTACTACTTAGGGCTCGTGGATATGATTCCAAATATTTCTGAAAATGCTTGCGTCTTATTTTTCTTAACTGAATATTCAAGTAGTTAAGTATTGCTTCTATCTCTTGCAACTGATTAAATCTATGCTCAGTTAATCCAGGCAAATCAGAAATTTGTTTCTCTAATTTGCCACGGATAGAACATTCAAATTTTGCTTTTTCTAATTCAGAATCATAGAAAGATATAAAATCTGGCAATTTGCTCAGATCTTGTGTTACTTGGTTATACCACATTAACTGTCGTAATCGTCGTTATCGTCAAAACTGTCAGTATCAATTTCACCAGCGTACTCGTCATAACTCCGCTTGGTGTAAGAATCGGTAGTTTTGAATTCAATTAATTGTTCGTCAGACAATACATCCACCAAATAACTCATCAAGGTATCACTTGCCTCTTGGCGATCTTTGGATGGAATGTATTGCTTAAGTGTTTGATATGTCTCTATTAAAACGTCAACATCACTGTTCATTTGTCACCTTTATTTTATCATTACTTATACTTTTCATGATGGTGTCTAAACAATTTTCTTCGTTGCGTTCCCACGCTTTTCTGAATTTCTTGATAATCACTCCGTCTGCATCTACAAACTTCAGGCTATTTCCATCCTTTTGCAGTAGACCTTTACCTTCAAATAAATCAACTAAACCAGATGTTGGCGTTAAACCTGTATCATATGGAATCTTAATTTGAACGCTTTCAAATGGCTTTGAATATCGTGTTTTCATGATCTTACATGCACTACGAATACCACGTACTTCACTGATCTTATTGCCATCCTCATCTTCTTTCAATTTCAGTTTCTTCATGGCAACAACTATGCTACTTGCATAGATGAATCCCTGACCACCACTGATCTTGTCATCTGGATCAAACATGTCTTGGCTTGCATATGTATGATTCGTAGCAACTAAGCCGATATTTAAATCGCCGAACATATTAACGCAGTTTCGAACTAATGCAGTCAATGCTTTAGGCTTTCTTCCAAGATCACCTTTAAGATCACCACTTTCAAATTGGTTTACATCAGTAGGAGTCAATAGCATGCCAATGCTATCTAGCACGAATAAAACTTTCGGGCGTTCTTCAACTGCCATGACTTTGTATTCTTTGACAAACTCGCTAATTAACTTCGCTACATCGTCAATCATAGCCATGTTGAGTTTGAGTAACTTATCTTCACTAGTGTCAACACCCAATGCATGTAGCCACTTTTCATCCAGTGCGTTTTCTGTATCAATCAGAATGACGTAGATGCCTTGTTCTTGGGCATTCCTAACAAGATTGCCACTGCATAGGAATGATTTACCACTGCCCGATTCTCCTGCAAAAACAGTTACTTTGCCTAGTGGAATTCCCTTATGAAAGTCACCACTAATAAGATAGTTCAGTGCATAACTGCCAGTGCTAATCCAGTCAGTAGGATCATTGAATCCTACACTGATGCCTTCAATACTCTTTGTAATACTTTTTCTAAATTTTGAAACGTCGAACGGTCTTGTCATTCGTTTACCTTTATGTATTAATAAAATAATCCCAGAGCATTGCGCTCTGGGATTTCAGTCATATCACTTTTGACGACTACGAATCATAGCCAGAATGTCTTCAGCACGTTGTGCTGGCTTGGCTGCTGACGAGGTGGTCACAGGTGCTACTTTTTCTGCTGGCTCAGATGAAGAATGAAATGGACTGTCATCTTCTTCAACTGGCTTTGAGACTACTTGCTTGGTGTAAGCAGGCTTTGATGGTACATCATCGTCATCTCCAGATGATGCACGTCCTGTGTTCAATCCAATAGGCTTAAAGTAAGATGCCCAACGATCACTATCGTACAGTTCGCCATTAACACTGGCCTCAAACATTTCACGAATGATCTTTACTTCTTCAGCAGTTGGCTTCTTAGGCAAGAAGTCTGTTAGATTGAACAGACCGAATTGCTCAATCGCTGCCATTTCCGCTTGATTTAGCGCCGTTTCCTTGCGTGCCCATGAACTGGTGCTGTAATCAGCATAGCCACCCTTACTGGTCTTCTTAATGTTAAAATCAAGACCCTGTTCATAATCAGTTGGCATGTTTTCCAACTCTGGATCAAGTAGTGCATTTTTAACCAGATTGAAAATCTGTGGACTAATGACAAATCTACGAATTGGATTTTCAGGTTGCTTGTCGTCTTGCACAGGGTTTTCACGGACGAAGCCCTGGAATAGATAACTCTTCTTTTTCCAGTACTTGCGACCCATTTCTTCCATGCTCTTGTCCTTGAACCAGGTTCTTACTTCAGTAAGAATAGGACATGTTTCATTCCACATTTCCATGCAAGGAACTTGCACTGTTACCAACTTACTATCCGCTTGACCCTTGATGCCAATGAACGGTAATTTGATTGATAGTTTTTCTAGCCAGAAGTATGGATTTTTTGGGTTTGCATCAGGTAGAAATCTGATGCGAGTAGTTGTTCCCTCGGGCATGTTCCAGTGTGCGAAGATGCCGTTGTCTGATCCCATTGAAGTGCCAGACGCTTTGTTTTCTTGTTCTTGTAACTTTGCTCTAATTTGTGCTAATGTTGTTGCCATGATGAATTTCCTTTATGTTAAACCATGATGTTTTGCCAAGATACAAACATCTCACCGTGAGAGTTCGTAACATTCTTATTTATCTTTGTGAATGAAAAATAAATTTTTGCTGGCATAGCGCACATTTTACGCCATGGTCATTGATAAATGAAATTATTTGGTCAAACCGGCCAAATATCGCAAATTCAGTAGATCACCTTCCATTACACCCTTGCCATTTGGCAAATCTCTGTCGAAGGTACTACTGCCATATGTCCCATCATTGTCATTGCGAACTTCCATTTTTGGAAATTCCATTTTTGGATCATATTCTGCTATTATGTCTTTTGCTCGTTCTAACTCTTCACGACTGGTGAAATAAAAAGTTCCATCTGTCTGAGTATAGTCAAAATTATTTTTATCTAACAAATTAGACAAATCTGTTTCTTCTACATCGGTATCGAACTCAGAATCAAATTCCATATCATTGCTTGATTTAGGAGTTGGACTAATTGTGTTTACATCTGCACTCATGTCTTCGATAACATCATTTGCCCATGATTCAAATTCTTTGCCTATATTACCTACATCTGCGTCATATGCCTTTTTAACTACGGGCAATGCGTTCATCAGTCTATCATCGAAAATTCTTTTTACGAATCGTTCTTTTAGTTGATCTAAATCTATGCTATTATCTTCTTCGTCTAGATCTGGCGTCCAAATCTTTTTGTATTGTTCGTAACCACGCTGACTACGTATGGTAAATAAATCACTTTGTAACTTACCGTAATAGTTTATTGCTGATTCAATCATTTGATTTGTTTCTACGTCTTCAAATGTTCTACCACGCATGTTTCGAACAAACGTTTTTAATGATTTCATTTCTGAAACAATTTTAGTGATGTGTTTGCCGAAATCATCATGTAAATTACCGCCATTCTTCACGTGTCTGGCAAATACTCTGGCACCATTTAGTGTTGTGCCTTCTGGTAATTTGAATCGTTCGCCTTCAGAATTTTCTATGTAAAAAGTTTCAATGTTTCTACTTCTAGCAGATGGATCAGAATCATCTACTATAGGTTTTTTGTGACGAGATATAATTCTTACGTTATCTAAGTTTTCGTAACTACTTTTGGAAGTTCCATAACGTTTAGATTCACTGACTTCATTTTTGTTTTTAGTAGTATCTGTGCTTTTAACATGCATCAAATCTTTGATATTTAATCCACTCTTATCAATATCTCTAACATCAAATGATTTGATTGTTGGATAATTACTTTTAGCGAACATTCTCAAATTTTTCAAATAATCAAACCATGAACGCTTATCTGTTGGATCAAGAAATTTATCAATATTTCTATCATAATAAATTTTCAACATATTATTAATCAATGATATGTTGATATGTCCAAGTGATTTGCCATCCTTCTCAAACTGAAAATAATAAAATCTTGCTTTTTCTGGATCAAGCGTAGTCTTTAGATTTTCATCGGCAATAGTTAGATTAGAAAATCTATTTCTAATTTTATTAAAAAGTTCTTTTGCTACTAAATTTAATTCGTCCATGTTTTTATTTATCACTTTCAAGCAATAATAAACGGCATTGGCATGATCATGTCGTCAGAGTTATCTTTTAATCTTTCATCTAAATTCATATCGAATTCACGCAAAAATGTAGCCATACGAATAGCCAGTAACATGGCCATAACTAAGTCATCAGTTTCGCCTAACTTGGCCTTAAAACTATTTTCAGATGCAATAAAGGTTTTCAATTCGCTGATCAAAATTTTACTAGCGACTATCATTTTCTTGCTCTCTATCAGATTTTTTAACTTGCTGCATGCTGATATTTTGGTTTTGTTTGTTGTGGTAAAACCTTTTCTGTATGTTCTTGTTGCTCCTGCTCTCTTCGGTTCACTTAAAAATACGCCTTTGATGTTTTCTTCACCTATTTCAGATATTACTACCAATGCCGCTTCACCTAGAGTGTTATTTTCTACGCTGTAATAAACGTTATTGGATGTACCCGTTACCTCTACTAGAGTTTTTGTTATTTCTGCTATCAACTTTATCTGTTGCTGTATAGGTGTTTTGTTATGTTTCCATTCCGCAACTTGATACATAGTTGGCAACTCTAACACTTGAATAGCGGCAGGATCTCCACCTGTTCCTAAACTAGGATCAAGTGCTACTACATATGTCTTCGTTGGTTCTGGTTTTTTATACCATCGTACTTGCCCTTGCTTGGTCATAGGATCTATGCCAGCCATTTCCGCTAATACGATTGAATTTATTAACGTTTCTTCCTCTATCAAAAATTCGCAAAGCATTTCTCGTCTGAATCGCTCTTCGCCTAGTTGAGCACGCTGTTCTTTTTCCCAATTATCATCACGATCAGGATGTTCCCACCAATAACTACGAAATGCTTTGAATCCGTTTATACCTAATTCTGTTTCGTTGCCATATTCATCTATACACTTATTTGCGTTTTTCCAAATAATTGCAAACTGATCCTCGTCACTGTTCGGAGTACTGGTTATAATACACTTACCACCAGTTGCTAATGTTGGACTGATTGATGTCCAGAATTCTTTTGCCATGCGTGGCTTAACGAATGCAAATTCGTCCAAATATAGAAGTGAAATACTCATACCACGACCTGTATTGTCGGTTGTAGTCGTACTAACTATTCTAGAACCATTATCAAAATCTATACTACCTTTGTTATAAGTTACCGCTCCAGCACGTATAAAATCTGGCACACTTTCATATGCATATCTAATACGCTGCATAATTTCTTGTGAGCCAGTAAATTTATGTGCTGCGACTAATATGGTACTATCAGGTACAAACATTGCATACCATAACAAATAACCCGCAGCAGTGGTAGATTTGCCAGTTTGACGTGGCATCAAACTGATACTGAATCTATATTTATGGTATGAATCTACTAATCTTTTTTGATAGTCAAACGGAGTATATAGCAATCTACCTTTGACTGGATGTTGTATATAAAAATACTTACTTAAAAAATATTCTGGGCCAGTAATAGGATCAGCACACTTTACAAATTCTTGAATTTGTTCTATTGTGTATGATTCTTGTAAATTAGGCTTCTTTATTAATATGGATTCCATAATATATATTTATGGAAAATATGCTATTATATTGGTTTTTCTCCAGTGAGTTTTGGAAGTGAAAACCATAGTTTAAACCAGGCCTGGTCCCCGGGACGAATATCATGCTTACGCATCAATTCTGCTTTTTCAGTGCCGGTATAACT